TCAGCTATGATGGAACAACTACGCATATTAGAAAAAGATTTAGATATGCAAGAAAGTTTGTTTAGTGAGTTATTATTTAAGTTAGGTGGATAAATGTGTAAGATATGTATAGCTGATGATGGTTCATCTGTAAGTATATGTAACTGCAAGAATGGAGATAGAAGCTGTGAATGTGATAACTAGAGATATGTGGGGTGCTAAACCTAATAAGACAAAGTTTAGTAAGCTAGGAAAAGTCAAAGGTTTAGTGGTACATTGGTCTGCTTATCCTATAGCTGTAGGTAATCAAGCAGAGATGGATCAAGTTAAGAAGATACAAGCTCTACATCAGAACGATAGAGGTTGGAACGACATAGCGTATAATTTTTTAGTAGGAGATACAGGTCAGATTTATGAAGGCAGAGGTTGGGGCAACAGAAGTGCTGCACAAGGTGGTAATAGTAGGCAAGAAATTAATTACAACAACAAGCATTATGTTGCTGTGTGTTGGTTGGGTGGTGTCAATGCTACAGACAAGCCATCAGATAAAGCTATTGAATCTGTTAAGTGGCTCTACTCACAAGTCAAAGGAGAACTAAGACCACATAGTTCCTTTAAACAAACTGCTTGTCCTGGAGATGCTTGGCGACAATGGATTATTGAGTGGGATAAAGTAGATACTTCTTTATTAAAGAGTACAACTAACATTACTGCTGAAGATTTATCTAATGCAACTGGTCCAGAGATGATACATCCACAGTTCATTCAAAAGAAATTAGATACAATTATTGCTAAACTAGAGAATATAGAAAACAAATTGAAGTTAGGAAGAATAATACAATGAGTGAAGAATATAAAATAGTGTTAGAGAAAACTCTTTGGACATTTGTTCAAGCATTTCTAGGTGCTTTAACTGTTGCTCCATTAGTTGGACTTGATGTCAATGCTATTCAACTTGCTGCACTATCAGGTGCATCTGCTGCTTTAGTAGTTGTCAAGGAATTTGCTAAGAAAAAATTAAGTAAGTAGAAATAGTCCTATTAACTGTCTATAATTAGCCTTAACAGAAAGGCTGCGTATGACACAAGAACTAGGAAATAATTATTATAAATCAGGATGGCAACCATCCATTGAGTTTGATGAATCCACAGGTAGAGGAGAAGTTACCTATGTAGGAACTGATCCTAATTACAAATCTAAATATGATGACATACTTAGAGATTGGGGATTTGACCCAGAGTTTTATGAAATAGATGGCAAGGTTCGTGCATCTAGTTGGGAAGCACAGTTAAAAGGTGGACAAACAACCACCTTTTTTGCATTTAAGGGCGTTGTAAAGCGTAAGAACCCTGCATTAGATTCATATTTTGAGAAACTTGTTAAGGAATACAGTAAGAAACCTAAGTTAAAAGACACAAATTATGGTGGAGATACTGCTTTTGTATGGACAATGGCTGATTGGCAGTTAGGTAAAGCTGATTATGGCGTTGAAAATACCCTTAAACGCTACGAGGAAGCCCTTATTAAGGGAGTAAATCAGATTAAGGCACTGCGTAAGGCAGGTACAGAAATAGATGAGATATACCTATTAGGATTAGGTGATCTCACAGAAAATTGTGATACGAGTTACTACAACTCAATGCCCTTCAATATAGAATTGACTTTACGACAGCAGTATGAACTTGCTAGGCGTTTAATTATGCAGACTATTGATACATTTCTACCACACGCAGACAAGATAACTGTATGTGGTATTGGTGGTAATCACGGAGAGATGACACGATCAGGTAAAGGACAAGTCTTATCAGATAGATTAGATAACTCTGATATGATGCACTTTGAAATAGTTAAAGAGATTACTGCACAGAATAAAAGATACGATAAAGTCAAAGTCATACTTCCTACTGACTATCATCACTTACTTGACATTAAAGGTAAAGGTGTAGCTATTACACACGGACATATGACAGGTGGTGGTTCTGGTCCAGAAGGTAAGATAATGAAGTGGTGGCAAGGACAAATGTTTGGTTGGTTACCTAGTGGTGCTGCTGAAATATTAGTTACAGGACACTATCATCACCCACGATTACTAAGACAAGGTAAGAGAACTTGGTTTCAATGTCCTAGTATTGATGCAAGTAAAGACTTTACTGCAAGAACAGGACTATGGAATGATCCAGGTGTCTTATGTTTTACAGTTAATAAAGATGGTTGGGATAACTACAGAATAGTTTAGACTTTATACAAAGTATATTTAACTGTGAGTTCTTCTCCTGCTTTTATATCTTCTAATGTATAAAGATACCTCATAATTTTACCTTTTATAACACAGTTAGGTTTATCTTTGTGATTTATAAATCCACCAAGAGGTGTTCTAAGTAAATTATCAGGTTCGCCAAACCATAATGTATGTGTTAGTCCTAACATAGTATCAGCAGGTATATCTTTTAATGTAAATAAACCTAACCCTTCTATCTTGCTAGGCATAATTGTTAGATGTTCAGGTAATGGTCTATACTTCATCTCCCCAAATATCCCAGCCTATATATTTATTTCTTGCAAATAATTCTATTCTTGGTAAATCTCCCATAAGTTCTACAATTCTAACTCTGGCTTCTTCTGGTTTCTGTGAGTGTCTTTGTATTCTTGTATCTATTATTTGATGAACACTAGCACTTTCTCTTATAAGTTTTCCTTTAGTTGCTAATAAACATACTTCTGCATTAGCTCTAGTCCAATGCCCCAATCCCCAAAACCAACTATCAGATTTTTTATTTCTTTTTACCCAAGTAAAAGCAACTGTTTTATATTGAAATCCCCAAGCATCTATAACTTCTAATGCTTCTTTTAATTGTGGATATGTAGCCCATATAAATAAAACACAATTATCTTCTGCTATGTTATTTAAAGGTAAGTCTTTTATATCTTGTAATGACATAGTGTTGTAGTGTCTTTCAGCAGTTTTGTGTTCTTTTTTATTCCATACTTTGTATGACCAAGGTGGATCAGCATAGATTATATTATATTTTTTATTAGGAAAAGGTATCAAGAACTACCTTCTTCTGCTTGGTCATAACAAGTATCACACATTGGTCTATCTCCTGTAGTAATGTATGGTTCGTTATTTGTTACTTCAATATGATTAACCATCATACATCTAAATATGTGTTTCATATGTATTCTTTTAATCTTCTAATACATTTACAGCAAAATTAAAATAATGAATTAAAGATTTCATATCTTCAACAGTAAAAAATACTTTATTTTTGCCTGATATTTCTGCAACTACTATTGGTTTTCCAGTATCTATATGTAATGTGTCTAATATAATTGCTTCCATTATTCTTCTTCCTCTATTGTTGTAAGTATTTGTACATTAGGTAGTATAGCAAGTAATTGTTGCTGACCATTGGATAGCATTATGCTTTTACCCATAAATAAAGGTGTTCCTTTATCATCTTTTCTATTTAAAAGTTCTGCTATAACCATACCTGTTGTAGCTTTACTTAACATTACATCAATCATTCTTTCTCCTTATGTATCTTGGCATCTTTTTCATAAAGATACCCTACTGCTTTTGTTATTTGATTTGTATTTTCAAATTCTGTAGTCTTTGGCATAGGTCTTTTCTCCCATTTAAAATCGTACCCTGATAATGCTAACTTGTTTATATTCCAAGTCATAATCTTGCCATTGTACTCTGTTAAATATATAAATTGCTTTCTCTCATCAACAGATTTATCTACATTAGCGTTAAACTTATCTCTCTCTATAATCCAACCATCATATTCTTTATCTCTTATCTTTATCTCTACAATGTATTTATCATTGGTTGCATCACAAGAACAGAATTGATCCTCGCATTCAACTAAGTTAAGGTCAGGATATATCTTATTTAATTTAGCTACAATATCTGATTGATTCATTCTTCTTCCTCTACTACTTCAACTTCTATTGGTATATCTACTGGTGTATTTTCAAAATCTATATCTTTAAACTCTCCAGAGTTAGATACTTTAATTATTATCTTCATTCTTCTTCGCCAAACATTTCAATCCAACACTTAGGATGTGTGCCTGTAATCATTTGTTCTCTATAGTCTTTGTCTAAAGACTTAACTGCATCTTGTATGTGCATACCTTGATTAAGATAAAACATTTCTTGTGTAAATATTTCTACAGTTCCTTTTTCTCCACAATGGAAACATTCTTTTGTTTCAATAACATACTTGTCGCCATTCTCAAAGTCATATATTTTATCTATTACTTTCATTTACTCTCCCTATCATTTCCCTACACAATATGCAGTAGTCATCCTTAATAAAACTAGGCATACCATATATATCGTATTCGCCTACACCACAACTCTTACATCTCAAAACAAATAGTCCTGTTCATCTTTTTTATTTGTTCCTAAGTATTTATGACATACTCTTTTCTCACT